ATTATATCATTTCTTAGTCTATCTCTTTCTTTATCTGTATATCCTATATTTAAAGTCTCGTCTTTTGTTAAGTTAAAATCCACAAAATATTGACTAATAATTTTATCTATTTCTAGAGTTGATAATTGAATAGTACTATTTTTTAGTTTTGTAATCAATAAGTTCAATCTAGAAACAGATTCATGGTCCATGGCATAACCATGCAAATATATTAGTCTTTGTTTTAGCCAATATAAAAAATCAATATCCGAACTATCTATCATTATAGGTACTAATAATTATTGTGCTTTTTTCCAAGATTCTGGATCTGGTCTATCTTTATCTCCGGGCTTGGCTGGACGATAATTTTTGCCCATTTTTTCTTTCTTTTTCCTGATATTTTCCCACAAGCCAGGAAGATTTTTTGACGCTTCTGCTCCTTCTGTATCGGTTTCTGTTTCTCCATACATGAGGAAATTATGAATTGTAAGCATATAATCTTCTGTGACAGCAATTTTACCCTGTAACCAACTTTCTGTCAAACCTTCTTTTACAGAGTTGTTCTCTATAGCATCTATAATAGCTTGGGCATGTTTTGCAATAGACACTATAGATCCGAGACTCATTTGATAAAAATCATATTTATATTCCATAAGCTCCATTTCTGGACTTTCTTCTTCCATTTCCTCAACATCGGTAAAGTCTTCATCTTCTGCGTTAACTTGTTTGAGTTTCTTTTTTAACATTTCTAATTCTAATTTATCTTCTAGTTTTTCTTTCTCACATTCCATTGGAGAATCATCTGGATCACATTCGGCTTTGGTTTTTAGTGTTTTATTAATAGAATTTAGAATATCTTTTATACGATCACTCATTATAGTAGCTCCTTATTTTTTACCATGCTTTGCAAGACCAATATCTTGCTTTCCATTTTGGGCCGGGATTATCGCAATTGTGTCTGGCTCTAAAACTTTTACGACGTTCTGGAATATTCTTTTTTATTTTCATATTTGGGTCACCAAAATTAACTTTTACAACATTACCCTTTTCGTTCTTAACATAAACACTAAATTTTTTAGGACCATCTGGTGTTCTAAAAGGTTTATTAAGAGTAACTTTTCTGCCTCCCTTTTCTGCCGCTAATACTTTTCCGTCTTCATCATAAATTTCAGTAGCTTCTATTTCCCAGACAAATTCATCCCATTCATCATCCCATGAGCAATTTTTAGCAAATAATTCATCATGCACTTCTTCTAATAAATTACCTTTTGTGCGGGTTTGTCCTAAACAAATAGCTACTCTTTGCTTAGAATCTGGATATTCTTTTTTCATTGTTTCATTACTCATGCAGCGAGAAACAAATTTTTGTTTATCTTCGTTTTGTTTTCTTGAAGGTATTGGCATAAATTACTCGTATATTTTATTATATATGGATTGTGCAGTATTATCCCAAGTAAGATTTTTGACAGTTTCTAGTCCTTTTGGATTAGTTTTAATATTATTATTATACACATATCTCATATGAGATATCGCTTGGTCGTATTGATTATCGGAAAAATCGGCCCAATTACCATATCCATCAAAAAATTTATTATCAATAGCAGGGCATAAATTATCAATATCAATTAAATATGCATTATCTTTATTAGCATATTCAGTATGAGCTGAATAATTAGTTAAAATAACTGGCTTATTTACAGCAAGCATTTCTGGAACCTCATTATTCCAACCTTCTGCTCTGGCTGGAAATATGCCGCAATCACTTAAAGCTATCAACTTAGCTAAATTTTTATGACTATCAATTCTAGGCAGAATTCTAATCTTATCTCCTAATTTACTATTTTTATATAAATCTATCCATACTTTTGTTTCTTTTTCATTAAGGAACGAATTATTATTTAACATCCATAGTTCTACATTGTCTTCTTTATTAAATGCTTGATTAAATAATTCTACTAGAATATCATGACCTTTTCTAATTTCCCATTTACCAATATTTAAAAATACATATGAATTTTCTTTTTTAACAGTATTATTTACATTATCATTAAAAATTTCTGGATCAATACCCAATCTACTAATATAAATAGGTATTTTAATACCATTATTTTCTAATATTGTTTTTGCCCATTGAGACGCAACAAAGACATAATCTAAATTATTAATCATGGTAATTTCTATAGGTTTTAATCTATCTGTTTCAAAAAATGTTAAAGCGCCAAATTTACCATTTCCAACCCTAGACGCCAAATCGAATTGATGCCATATTTTAAAACATTGCACAGACCTGTCGAAAAAAGATTGTTTATTAATGTCTTCCACAATATTATTAGCAAAAGACTGATCGTCTATTACATATTGTCCTATTGGAAATAATGTTATGTCAACATTTTTTCTCAAAGCTTTGTAAATATTAAAAGATGTTATTCCGTATCCTGTATGTCCAATTGGACACATTAAGTTTAATTTATTCATTATTTCTCATAAACTTTATTGTGGGTGTTGTTTACTTGTATAAAAGTTGTTTTTTTTCCAAAATCTTTAATATTATTAGCTCCAATATAAGTACATGCACTTCTTAATCCGCCATAAATATCCATTATGATTTCTTGTGCTGTTCCTTTATATGGCACCATAACACATTTGCCTTCGTCTGTTCTGTAATTTGCTATTCCATTATAGTGTTTATTCATAGCGTTTTTACTACTCATACCATAATATTTAAGCGATACTTTTCTTTTTGGACTATTATTTCCTGTATCTAATGGTTGCCAAAATTCATACTGGCTACCAACTCCTGCTTTCCACTCATACTCCCATTCTCCTTCACACTCATCAGCACCAGCAAAAAATCCTCCTAACATAACAAAGTCACTATTTCCACCAAGGGCTTTAGCAATATCTCCGACTACTTTACATCCTCCATCACTACAAATATGACCACCAAGACCATGAGCAGCATCAGCACATTCCATCACAGCACTCAATTGAGGATATCCTACGCCTGTTTTTAAACGAGTGGTGCAAACACTACCAGACCCTATACCAACCTTGACTATATCCACCATACCGTGAATCAATAATTCTTCAGTCATCTCTTGAGTAACAACATTTCCGGCCATAATAATACTATCTGGAAATAATTTACGTATATGAGAGGCTGTTTTTACAAATTGTTCAGTGTATCCATTAGCAATGTCTAGGCAAATATTTGGATAAGCATATCCATTAGAGACTAAAGTATTGGAAACGGATGTAAGCTTGTCAATATCTTTTGGTGATGTTCCAATAGAGTAAAATACTAAATCTTTATTAAGTATTGATCTGTCATTATAAAAGTTAATATATTCTTCTAAAGAATAATGCTTATGCAAACAGGTGATTGCCTGATATTTACACAATTCTTTTGCCATAGCAAAAGTACCAACAGTGTCCATGTTCGCGGCTATTATTGGAGATGATAATAATTTACGAGGAGAATACTTAAAAGAATATGACCTAATAAGATTAACTTCTGATCTGCTATTTAATGTTGATCTTTTTGGTCTTATTAAGACATCATCGAAATCTAATTTGGTTTCATTAATTATTTTTTGCATTGAAAAAGTACCATCTCTTATGTGTGTCTATATTTTCAGAAATGTTTATATGTTCTAAGTAGTGTTTGATTTCATCCCAGTTAGAAAAGATCATTTGGTGAGGTATTGTTCCGAATAACCAATCTGGAGTCTGGTTCTTTCCTTGAGCCATATGAACTATTATAGGTTTTTTCTGACGGTTTGCCCAGAAAATTTCTTCATAAGTACCACACGGATGAATATCTAGGTCTAAATTGACAACTAAAAAATCACTAATATCAACCAATCTCAAATCTACGGCACGAATAGTTTTCATCATAGATGTCAACTCATCATATCTACCCATTTGTTTTAGTTTAGTTTTAATCTGATGAGTATCACTATCTTCTAATCCTATATCTGTTGGTTTACTAATAGGGTTAAAAACAACTATTCCTAAGCTTTCTAAAAATGGAGTTATATTATCCCTCCATCCTGTACCACGATCCGCTACTCTATCCATAGCACCAGCAAGATAAACTCTTTGATTTTTTAGTCTATTCATTTTACTAACATTGTTTGAGATGGATTAACAAATAATTTAAAATTATTATTTTTTGAATATAAATCATAATGAAAACAAACATGCTCGCAATCAAAACTATCATAGTTCACATCACCATAGTAATATGTAGATTTATAAATGCAACAGCCTCCAAACGAACTATTAACTTGCTTAGGGGTTAAACCAACAGGAGGTATACAAAATCCATACCAAATCATTCTATCATAATTAACAAATTCTGTTTTTTCTTGAGTTTGCCAATTATTCCACCAATATTCTCTATATGCCCAGGAATCATAATTCCATAAGCTTTGTTTATTATCATAAATACAGTTCATTATTCTATAACTATATCCAGATATTGCTCCTATATTATTATCTTGAGCAAGATATCCAAAACTATTAAAAAATCCATTAATACTAAAATCTAAAAAATCTGTATCTATGACACAAATAAAATCATGGTCGGGATATTTATTTTTGGCATAGTTTTTAAGATTATTTCTATATTCAGCTAAAGCAACTATCCTTTCTTTATCTTGAGATGATCCGTATTTTTTACGATTATTATTTATTGATAATAATTCAATATTAGGATTTTTATTTATTAAATTATTGATTATTGTTATTGTGTTATCTTTAGAATCATTTTCAAATAATATAATTTTATAATCAACAAATCGACTCCCTATAGTAATTATTTTTTCTAAATTAGTTTCTATAACATCAGCCACATCCCTGCATAATCCTAAAAATAATATTTTTTTGTTTGTTACAAAATTTAAACCATGATTAATAGCAGTCATGTAACTGTTTATATATGGTTCTTGTGGAAATAAAATATTTTCTATATTATATTTCATTATGTCCTTTCTGCGAAGCTTATTTGATATTGCTTAGTGGTTTCTATCCAGTATTCATTATATTGATTTTTAAAGTGCCAATTAGACCCCGGACAAAAAGAACCATTTTCTGCTCCTATATTTTGAATTCTAGAAACTGTAGGAAAACATTCTTTTTTATTTTGAATAGACCGATGTAAAATTAAATCCCAACTAATAGAAGACGTATTTAAAAATGGAGTGATAAAGTCACTAATAGAAAGCCATCGATTTTTCCATGTTGCCCATCCCCAAGGAGTAAACCAATTTCTGGTCATCACACTATTAAATTCAGTATTTTTTTCTATAAATTGTTCAATATTATTATTAGAATTAGCATACCCAGATATTGAAAAAACTTCATCTGTATCTTTATAATATTCACGACACCATTCACAATATACTAAAAAATCTTTCCCTGGAACTGTATCGTCTTCTAAATGAATATGAAAATCATTAATTGATAATCCATGATTTAATGCTTGATAAATATTTTTATTGCAACCAAATCTTATAGGATTTATAGTAACTTGTGTTTGTTGTGGTCTAAATTTTTTAGCTAGCTCTATGACATCTTTATTATTTGGTTCGCAATATATAAAAATATTATATTTATCAATATTATAGCATAAGTCTAGGTGGTCTAATACTATTTGCGTATATTTCGGTCTATTATATAGAGTTATAGATAATGTATTCATTATTCTTTAATATGTATCCAACAAGCCTCAGATTTTTCTACTTTTTTATTAATAAAAAACTCATCAACAGCCCTAACTACTCCATTCCACGGAAGATGATAATCATGTCCAGCTATGATTCCTCCTTTTTTAACTTTTGGATACCACATTTCTATATCTTGTTTTACATCTTCGTATTCATGACAAGCATCAATAAAAACCATATCTAATGATTCATCATCAAAAATTTTAGAAGCATCGACTGAGTTACTTCTAATTGGTGTTATTATTGATCTTAAGTCTTTAATGTTATCTAAAAATAAATCATAAAGCGTATTATTTATAATATGATTATTGTTTTTATGTTCTGGAGAACCTTGCCATGTATCAACACAATATAGTTTAATATCTTTATTAGAGTTAATAATTTCTACAGCTAAAAATGCGCTACTTTTTCCTTTCCATGACCCAACTTCTACAAAAATACTATTATTATCAAAGCGTTCTACACAACTTTTATAAAAATTAGGATATGTAAACCAATTTTCCCCAAATTGAGACTGATTATAAATATGGTTCATGTTAATTATCTCTTAGTAAGGATGGTATTTCTTTTATAGACGTTCTTTGAAATATTGACGGATAGCACCAACAACTTTTTAATTTAAAATGATCAATTGTAAAATTCCATTGCCAATCTGGAGGCGCCATTATATTACAATAAAAGTCTAATACTTTTTTTGCAATAGACGAGTGTATCAGATAACAATGAGAGAATCTAGATTTTGTTTGACTATTTGAAATAATTTTTATTCTATCTTTTGTATAAATCTCCATTGATGGGTCGGATCCAATCCATAATATTTCTCCATTAATTTCTTCAAATTGTTTTATTATTTCTGATATGTACTCATTAATATTCCATGATGGTTCTTTAATATCATCCTCAAATATAACGCCATATTCATTATTTAGTTCAGATATTTTTTTAAGAGCTAAATTATGTTTCAGGCATAAAGATATTTCTGCATTATTTAGTATTCCATTTTTAGCAGCGTGTATACAGTGAATTTTAGGATAATTAGTTAAATAATCACAATCTGGAAGAAAATCTTCTATCCATTCTACATCAAGATCTTGTCTATCAAATAGACTAACTAGGTATTGTTTTCTTTCGGTGGCTAACGAATGATGAAGACAATAATAATTAATCATATTTGATATACATAAATATTATATTCGGACCAAATATCTTCTATTAAATCTTTAATAAAGTTCCAGTTTCCTCCAGCTAATCCACATCCAAATTTTGGCATATGGATTTCGATTTTTTGTTCTTGATATTTAGATCTAATAAATTTATCAATATCAATCATACATTGAATTAGGTATTTATAATTTAATGGTCTTGGATTAGTTTTAGATATCGTCGAATTTTGTGCTATCATATTAGCAAATACTAAACTATGTCCATAATTTTTATCTTCTAAAGTTTTGACATATTGAACATATCCTAGATTAGATCGTAAAAATTTTTTTCCCAAAAGATGGTAATTTTCTTTGACTACTGGATAATGTTTAGAAACAGCAGCAGCAAATCCAGCACCAAATAAATCAATATTATTACACACATGAGGTACAATAACAGAAGACCCGTTATTTCCTGCTTTAATTCTATCTTCTAGATAGTCGAATAAATCTCCTTTGATCGGAATAAACTTATTATTTTGACTAACTTTGGTTTTAATTACCATATTTTCACCATTTATTTAAGGGACATTTTTGATCTGTCCAGGCTAGTTTATTAAGTAAAATTTTTTCTTGATTTATATTACAGCCACATTGTAGACATTGTTTATTTTTAGAATCATAAGCATCACACTCTAAACATATAGAAAATCTTTTATTTATTAATTTTTGACTACTTTTGGGAGAGCCATTATAAATATGCCAGAATAATGATTTTATAAAACTTAGAAATTTATTCATTAGTCCCATTGTTTTGTAACTCTTCCTTTCCAGTTTTTACATGTTTCTCCTAAATGTAAACAATAGTTTTTATGAAGTCTTCTATATTTTCTTGGAAAATATCCACGAGAGAATTGTATGTCTACAGCGGAAGCGGTTGGTCCTTGTGGGTATGAAAATCCGTTTTTAATACAGCTTGAACTAAAATTAAACAATTGACAATAGCCAAGTATTCCATGCCTACGTTGGCCGTATTGAATAATAGCATTATTGAGATATGTATTACTGACTTCTTCTGTTTCATAACTTTTGATAGCGTCTAATATATCTTCGCTTTTATCAATCTTATATCTATACATCCCATGTAAACAGTCTATTTCTAGACTTGATAATTGATTGAATATATTTACTGGATAAATAATGTCTGCATCTCCTATAACAATCCAGTCTTTATGACCCATATTAGATAGGCCAAAATTTATAGCGCCGCCTTGATTAAAATACGTTTTTCCCCACGAACCATCTTCAAAAAAAATATTAGTATATAATGTTGTAATATTTTGTTTTATAGAATTTAATTCATTTATAACTCTATGAGTGTCTTTGTCTTGTTCTGTTGTTACTATATATATATTATCAAATATTATGGAGTTATATGGTAATGTAGACAATAGATAATCCGAATAATTAACGCATGTTGTGAGAAGACTTAACATTTTTATCTTTTAGGGGTAGTTTTAACAGGTGTTGTATTATTATTTGTGTCTAAAATATAAATTGGCTCATGATTTACAATAGTATCTGAATTAAACCATTGTGAAAATCCGCTCACTAAAGAATAGCATAATTTATTTCCATTAGATTTAAAATCAGAAGTTAATATATACATATTTCCTTTATAGGAAAATGTATCTCCGCACTCCAATTCTTCAATATATTTCATTGAAAATCCTGTTCCCAGTCTTCCCAGATTTCTTCTGCCTGAATTTCTTTGATTTTATTTTTAAGTTGTTTTTTAGATTTAGAAACATATCTTTGTTCTTCAGAAATCTTAGATTTCTGTCTATTCTTATTAAGAAACTGGTTTTGTCTGCGAATATCTTTTTTGTCTTGGTCTGACATATTTTTTAAAATGTATTTGTATAGATTGTAGTAATCAAAAAAAAAATTAGGTCAAGCTAGAATTAAAATAAATAATACTTGACAAGTTCATATCTTTTGACTATTCTTATGCAGCTGGTTGGATAATACTATTACTCTTTATCTTCTTTTAGAGTTTATCTTGTCTCTTATCCATTTGCTATAAGAACTAATCCTAGTATGGGCTGACTCATCTCCATATGAAGAGTCTGGTTTTTTATCTGCTGCAAGAACTATAGAATTGATACCAGCTAGTTTGCCGTCAATAAATAAACCTCCCCCACTGTCTCCACCAGCAATTAAAAATTCAAGCTCTGTAGCATTTTTATCGTCTCTAGAAGAGGCATTACAAAGAAGAAGTTCTCTATCTATGGCATCAATAATATTTGACCCAGCTCTTTTTTTATTATCTGAAATATTTGCTCCTGTCTTGAATGTTCCTGTAAGTCCATATCCAGAAATACAACATACCTTATTTAGTTCATCTTTATCTTCATATAAACTAGGATAAAAATCTAGGACTATTGGTTTCTCCATATATCCTAGAGCAATATCCGCTGATCCAAATTTTTCTCTAACAAAGTCTTCGTGTACTATTATCTCATCAACAGTATTAGTTTTATCGTCTTGACTAATTATACAAAACTTATGGTTGTTAACGACATGAGCTGCTGTTAAAATCCAATGACGGTCAATAACAATAGCTGAACCACAGAATAATTTACCGTCTTTATAGGTTCCGCATATTTTATATATATACTTAAATTTTTTACCATACTCTATGTGTCTAGAGTCCTCAATAGATTCCTCTCTAGTTCCAGCAAAAGACGTGCTATTAATTAGCATTAAAATAATTAATATTAATGATTTCATCACAATCTCCTTTAATGAGAATCATTAATGATGATACACCTTATTTTATATTAAGGAGTATTTCCGAGTATTCTTCCTTTACTTGTTCTATGAACAAATCCTTTTCTCACCAGGTAAGGCTCAATACTATTCTCGATAGTCTCTATAGCTATCCCTGTAATAGAAGAAATAGATTTTAGTCCTAAAGGATTACCTCTGTTCTTTTTTAGAACCTCTAAATACATACGATCATAAAGATCTAACCCATGACAATCGATGCCTTGGATATTAAAGATATTATCAACACTATCATTTGATAGTGAGCATGATTTATAGTTTTTATACCATTGTAGTCTAGCATTTAAAATTCTAGGAGTGCCTTTGCTTCTTTTTGCAATTTCAAGCAGATCAGAATCGTCAACTATTAGTCCGAGCTTTTTAGCGTTTAATCCGGCTAGTTTAGCTAGGTCATCATCGTTATAAAAAGACAAATGTTCTTTAATTGTAAAGCGATCATAAAAAGGCTGACTTAAACTTCCTCCACTAGTAGTTGCTCCAACTAACGTGAATTGTGGAAGATCTATTGTTTCTGGTTCTTTATCTACAGTGATAGATAATTGAAAGTCTTCCATTACTGGATATAGAAATTCTTCTACTAGTTTTGGTAGTCTATGAATTTCATCAATGAATAATACCGACCTTGGAGCTATTCCTGTTAGATAAGGAAGAATACTTTTTACACTTCTAAGATTAGCAGCGTTTGTGGTATATAAATTAACATTCAATTCATTTGCTATGGCACTTGCTATTGTTGTTTTACCAAGGCCAGGAGGACCATCAATTAGAACATGAGGCATTACGCTGGATGTATTTTTACAACCAATAACAGAAACCCTTAATCTAGTAATCACATCTGACTGACCGATTATATCATCAAATTTAGACGGACGAATTTGCGTTGACATTTTTTACTCCAAAAGACTCCAATGTTTGTTTGACTAAAGTTGAACACTCTGTAGTTGGATTTTTATCATAGGCATCTTTAATCATTGATGATGCTTCTTCTTTTGTAAATCCATAATTAACCAATATTTTAGTTGACTTATCCAATAGATCGGAAGATATTATTTTATTAATATCTTTAGACCCATTCTCTTCGTCATTTACATAGAATATATCAATAGACTTAATCTGCTTGGGTTTTATTATAAAACCACAGTCACAAACTATTTTATAGTTTTTCACTTTAACTTGTTGTAGAGACTGCCAATGTTGAATAGAACATTTTGGATTTGGACACACATATTTAAAATGTGCATCACAATCAATTGGAGTCTGATTTCTTATTATTCTTGTCATTGTCTTTCACCCAAAATACAAAATCGTTACATTTATCATCATATGCTGTTTCTACTAATCCTTTATTTACTAAACTATTTAATACGTTACTAACTAGTCTATCATTTAGAGAAGTTATTATTAGCATATATGATTCTTCATCTACTAGATATCTAGATTCTTTTGTCTTTTTATTTTTTTGTTTTTTAATAAAGCTTCTAACTATTGTAGCTGACTCATTGTAAGACAAGACTATATCAAGCTCCTTTTGGTCTTCAATAGATAAATCAACTAGCATTGTTTCTACAATAGAGTCATCATCTAATTTTGATCCAAAATTATTAAATACTAATTTTCTTGATGCCTCGACAAATTCTGAAAAATTTTTTATAACAAACCAATTATTATACATAATAATACCTCCTAGTTTAGAATATCAAATAATCCTTGATAATAGATTGGTTGTTGTACAAAATGTTTTGAATGGGCTTGTAAATGCAACTTATATTCATTATTAATAGGATCTAATATAAAGTATTTCTTTTTCCATATAGAACTACCTTGATAATTGGACCCCAAATACTGGAAGGAGTTATCCTTGCCAGTATTGAGGTTCCAACTATTCACAGGAAACGACTTATTCTGTAGACTATCAATATACCAGACATTTGGACTACTTTCAACTATTTCGTTCATAGCGTCATATAGCCATTTACCCCAAGCATCCCATGCTTCTGGATCAAACTTGAAGTAATGTTTATACTGACTCTCATCCCATTTCTGACTATCATCATAGTCATGATCATCTTCGTAAGCATCTTCGTAGTCTTCACTCATAATTATTTTTATTTTTTAGTCTTGTTAAAAGTAAGGATGGAATCGAACCATCTAATGAGTTGCACAACACATTACTCGCCCCAGCGAGCTCACTTTACTCTAACGATCAATACTGATCGTCAAAATCCTCGTCCTCTTCGTCATCATAATATGATTCAGAATACTCGTCTAGATAGTCTTCCTCATCATCTTCTTCGTTCCATCCCCAGTCATAAGAACGATCATAATCATCAACATCATCATCATGATAATTATCCTCTGAGAAGTCAGACTTATACAAGGGCTTTAGAAGTTCTCCCTGATATTCTCCAACTACCTCATAACGACACGTTCTTAGTTTCTCACAATTGCAATCATTAGGAACACTAACAACGTCTTTAGGATTGATCTTTACGATTACAATCTTGTCTCCAGCTTCTAGACTACCATAAGTAGCAACATAGTTTATTGCACCAGCATGGAGTCCTTGAGAACATCCTACTCCACGATTATCATCAACTTTTGCTCTGGTCATTTCACAAACATCGCCTACCTTGTTGCGAAATTTTCCAGCATACTTGTCCATATAATCTGACCTAACTGCCTTATACGCCAAGAAACAACCGTCCTCTGTAACAGGAAGATATTGGTGTTCGAGAAAATCGTACAATTCTTTTTGACTCTGCATACTAGGATTATCCATCAAGTTATTTAGAAAATTAACCAAAGGCTCAAAAGGCAGACCCTTGCTCATAAACTCTAGAATACGCTTGCTGATAGCACCATGAACTTCATCGCCCTCATAAAACACCTTACCATTCTTGACCTCAACTTTACCATGACTAAAACTAGCCACAGCAGTTTGAATATCTACCAGCTCAAGCAACTCACTTTCACTAGCTGTACTCAGATTATCCATAATAAGCTTATAATTAATATGATCAGGCAAAACCTGATGAGCTTTATTATTAAGAATAAGCGTAAGATTACCATCAACCCACATAAAAGGCACACTCATTGTAATTCTCCGTTTCCTGTGAAATTAAACTATTGTTTGACCAATTGACTGTCTAAACTTTTCTACATCATCCATTTTACCATACCAAGACCTAGACCTATTAGCATAGTAATTGTCTGCTAATATTGCTGTCATAGGATTATCGCTAGTAAGACTTCGCAAATCGGCTTTCTCCACATGACTAGCAACAATATACTTCAACATCGGTTGCTTGTCAAGAGCATCTTTAATCTGTTTCCTCAGATCGTCAATTTTGACAAGCTTATCCTTTAGTTTTAGATCTGGCTTGATAGTCTTAGATATAGATTCATGAGTTTCTGGATAAAAAACCTTGACCCACTTTAGCACACTATGATACAAATTATTAGCTGTGCGAATATCTTTACTATTTACTCCATTAATACCCATATTATGCAGTATCTTAGTAAGGTGAGTAAAGTAGTCGGTCTGCTTAAATTTTTTGATATCAAAAGAGTTACGATGAACAGTATCAGCAAAGAATTCCATAGCAATACACTTGTCTACTAATGATACCAACTCAGTATCCTTGATATACGAAGCATAATCTAGTCCAAACATATTTAGTATGTGGAACAAAAATGCTCTGTCTGTATATACTCTATAGTAGCTATAGCCAGAATTAATATCTTGCTCACTTTTTTCATACTCTGAATTAGCGTATTCTGCCAGTCCATTATATGTTGAGATATCCTTAAACTTATTCTGATATAGTTTCTCAATAGATTTCTTGAAATAATCGTTAAAGCTTACTAGATTATAGCCTCTCTTAAGAAGTTGATCAGCATAGGATTTTTTAATAGCAAATACATTAGTATTTCCAATCAAAGTATCAAATAATTCTTTTTCATTATTTGAAAATGTATGTAGATTATTTATCTTAGGAAAACCATCAACTGAAGCATATCTGACAATAGGAATATATACAATTTGTTCTTGTTCCAAGACAGCTTCTCTTTCGTCATTATCTGTAATCTCTTTGAGAAATGCCGAATCATTCATTTGATTATCGCTAGTAATAGGCCCTGCACTATCTATAGATCCAAAGAGCATAAAGATACTATCTTTACTAACAGCTCCCAAAGAGTCTCGACTACTACTAGACTTAGATCTATTGACAATTAATTCCTTGTAATCTGAAACATTAAGGATATTAGATTCTCCACCAATATCTTCTATAATTTTATCAAAACCTTGGGTTGAATCTTCTGGATGTTCACTATCGATCATAAGATAAGCATAACAATCGTGCTGATTGCAATACTTTGTAACAATCTTTTTGGCAGTTTCTTCACCTTTTACGTCGCACCTAAAGAAAACTACCTTGCCAGACTTTCTTTTAGAGTCAGCATAATAACTATAGTATCCCTTACCACTAAGAGTTTCAGAATGGACCTTATCTGTAAGATATACTAGCCTACGACTACGATAGCCTGAACTTCTCCAATTAATAAC